CTTCTGGGTTTCCACCTTGACCAGGAGCGGTGTTAGCCTTTACAGGAACATCGGTCTGGTATGAAGGGGCGCCAACAGAGGCTGTGTAGTCAACAACAGATGAAGAAGCAAACTGCTTGACCTGTGTTGTTTCGATGAAGACTACGTCGTAGAGACGACCGATTTCACCGAGCATGAAGTTACCTGGAGCAGCGTACTTTGTAACTTCGATGAACTCTGGGTTCGAACGAATGTCACGTGACTGCTTTGGGTGGATGAACTGGACGTAAGTCTCGCCCAACCGTGGGATGTTCTTGGAAGCGAGGGTAAGAGCAGCATCCTTAACAGCACCTGTAGACAACTTGAAAGCGCCTGTGAGGTCTGAGATCTTTGTACCCTTTGTACCTTCGTTGTACCAGTCGTTAACACCCTGGAGTGAAGTGCGGTCATAACCGAAGACAGCAGATGTCGCAGCAGAGAGTGTGTTGCGAGCCTGGATGTCGAGGTACTGAGCCATGTGGCGACCGAGCAAACGTGAAGCAGAAGCCATGATGTCATCGAATGATGAGTTCAAGAGCAACTCAGAGACAGCAACGCCGTAACCCTGTTCTGCAACTGTGATTGCAATCTGCTCTGCTGTGAGAGCGTTTGTTGTCATACGAACACCTTCTGTAAGAGGTGTTGGATCGACAGCGAAGTTCTTGTAACGGAGGAAGTTTACACGAAGACCTGGTGCAACACCGAGTTCTGTCTTCTTAACTGCAAACTGTTCGAAACGAAGAATTGGCATTGCCTGGAACAAGATTTCCTTGGACCAAATTGTCTGAATTGCTTGGTTCAGGCTTGAGTTTGAGCCTGAGTAAGCGGTTGGGGCTCCTGCGAGTTGTGAGGAACCTGTAATTGCTGAACCAGCCATTTATGGCAGTCCTTTCTGTAGTTAGTTTGGGGGGATTAACTGAACAGTCCCTGACCGCGATTATTGGCTGCTGTGCCGAGTAGTTTGGCGCGTTGCTTCTGATATTCCGCCATGTCCATGCCACGAATTCCTTCGGGCGTATACGATTGTTGTCCCATTTCGTTATCGAGAGGTCCTGAAGCAGGTGCCGTTACTCGTGCACCTACCATTTGCTGCTTGCTTGCTTGAACTGTCTGCATCACATCTTGCATAATTCCTGCGGACTTATCCTTGAGTGTCGCAATACTTTGTTCAATTTCTTCTGGTGTATTACCGCCGATTAGGTCAATGAGTTGAGGCACGATTGAATCGCGCTCTTCCTCAAGACGCTGTGCACGGTAAGCCATCAAATCCTGGAACTTACGTTCCTGATCTAGGAGAGCAAAAGCACGTTCTCTTTCAAGACGTTCATTCTCAAGTTGAGAATTAAATTCTTGCTCCTTCTTAGCGAGGAGTTCTTTAAAGGAAAGTTCTTTGACTTCCTTCTGCTTTTCTTTCTCCGCTTTTTGTGCTTCACGTTCAGCCTGTCGTGCTGCCTTACGTGCGGCTGCTTCTTCGCGCTCCTTCTTAAGGGCGGCAAGTTCTTCAGCCATCTTTTCCATCTGTGGGTATAACTTTGCCTTCTCCTGCGCACGAGCCTTTGCAAGGTCATCTGCAGTAAATCCTGGCACGTTAGCCTCCACTGGTGCTTCTTGGATTGGCGCAACTTCTGCTGCGACTGTATCCATTACTTCTTGATTATCGGCCATTATTGGTCACCTATTTTTCTTATGTCGTTGTCCGTATACCTTGCGGCGTGTCCCTTGGTTTCTTACGAGACTATTGCATTACAAAATGTCGCAAATGTCTCGATATACTCTGATATTTATCAGAATGCTAGTTGTCGTTGCGGTCAACGTTCCTTCGCTGCACCTGCTTGGTGCCGTAGGCGTCTTCCACTAACTGTTGACGAATTGCGCCTTCAGTTTGATCCTCAAGGCTTTCATTCATCTGCTGAGTTGGATCTTCAACACTTTCTGGTGTCTCTGGACCTTGAATTCCATCACCCATGATGTCTCCATCGCCAAGTTGTGTTGGCTGCATAGGGATAGCAGAGGTGCCATCAGGACCAGGCATCATGCCAGTCATATCCATAATCTGCTTTTGGATCTGAATTTTAAGAAGTTGTAGGGCGCCATCGGCCTTAGCATCTTCCTTCAACTCATCACGAATCTCGCGCAATTTCTCCTCTGGGAATTCTTCTCCTAGAGTACGAAGAGCGCCTTCCTTAGACTCAAGACCAGCAGCCATCTTTGCCTGAACTTCGTTCAAGACAATTAACTTGTCAAGAGGAAGTGGAGGTGGGAACTGCACATAGTTTTGGTATGTGATTGGGTCGTTAGGATCAAGAACAGGAAGTTGGTCTGACTTTAGTGGGCCATCAACTTCAGGATTAAAGAGTAGTGTCTCTGGCTCCTTGAGTGCCAAGTTACGAAGTACAAGTTCATTGATGCGCTCAATACCCTTGCCATATTGAATAACCTTCTGCGAATAACGGTTCATCAATGGCTGGTACTGAATAGAGAGAGCAACACCTGATGTGTTAGAGATTGGTTGAACTTGTCCAAGAGCACTCTCTGGAATGTTCATGATCTCGTGCATAGAGCGCTTGAGAAGTTCTAGGTATTGGAGAGCGCCGTTGATACCCTCAGCACCACCATCAAGGTTAAATACCTGAGCATCCTTTGGAAGACCGCCCCATACCTTGCTTGCACCCTTTTCAAGGTTTGATGCCTTTGCACCGATGATGACTGTTACTGGTGCTGCATGGTAATTAATGATGTCAGCAACATCTGTAGCAATTTCATTATATGTACGGTTGATCGTGATGATGTCTTGGCAATCAGCAAGACCCCATGGAGAACCTGTTACAGGAATGTTAGGAATGTGTACTACAGGAATAAGTCCTAGTGGATTTGGGCGAGAGTCAATCAACTCATCGTTGATGTATTCCTCAATCATGTCATCAGTCAAAATTTCAGTGTATGTAAATACCTGACGTGTTCCTTCTAGTGATGTACCCCAGAAACGGTACTTCTGCTTGAAGCGAAGAAGACGTGTACGGTCATGAGGGTGGAACTCTGGAAAACAGAATGAAGAGTTCATTGGCAGAATGCGAACACGACCAGGATGGAAGTGACCAGCAGAATCTGTCCATGCCTCTTCGTAAGCGACCTTTACAAAACAGTCACCTGTTACTCCGCCTTGCTGCGCCATCTCAAGAAGGACACGCTCTTTGTCGTTATCTACTTCCCACACGCGCTCTAAGCGATCAGGGACAATACCTTCTGTTGCTTTAGGGGAACGGAAATTAACACCCTTACCAAATGTAAAGCGAGCAAGGTAATCTGTAAATGCGCGATAGTAATTCATCGTCATCTGTGCTTCGCCAGTTTCACGGCGGTAGCCCCATTGATGACCTAGGTACATCGCAAAGTTAAGTGAGTAACGGTTTAAACGAGGACCGTGGACTTCAAACTCTTCATCGGCAAGTTCTACTAGTCCCAATGGGGAAATAGAGATGGTTAAGTCAGATGATGCCGCTCTATATGATGGCGGGGAGAAGTCAAGATATGACATTACTTACCTTTATTCTTTTCTTCTTTTTTCTCAACTGGCTTACGCTTCTTAGCCTCAAACTTTTTTTGAGCAATCTTTTGTTTGCGGTCTTTCTCGTGGGTCTCTACAAACTGACCGCCAAGTTCAATGTAGTGCTTGTGCACCCATGCGCTGGCTCCAGGAGATGGGTAGGTGGCGTACTTAGCGCGTGCCTGTGCAATAACCATTTGATACAACTTTGGATTTGCTGGTTTTTGCATTTTATCTCCTCCCTGGATAACCCGATAACCCCCACACTAATGTGGGGGCTAAGCGGTGTCTGTCTAAATTAGTCGTTAACGACTGTTGCAGATTGACGCTGTGTGCGTCCACCTGAGCGAGCGACTGTCTCAATTGTTGCTGCTGAGTAGTCGTTCATTGTGCCATGTGCAAACTCTCCAAGGAATGTTGGTGCTTCAACCCATGAGGCTGATCCAACGTGAGCACGCTCTGCCATTGTCTCAGCAGCGCTCTTCTCCCATACTGGAGCATTGCGGTTTGGACGACCAGGTGCTGTAGCAGCGCCCTGCATCATTCCCTTCTGAAAATCATTTGGAACGTCAGTATCGGTAGCGATACCCTCTTCAAAACGAAGTGGGCCACGACGTGTTGCGTTGCCTGTGCTCTTCATTTCGTATACCTGAGGTGCACGCTCTGGGAAGCGTGGTGCTGGTGAAATTGTCATTATGACTCCTTAAGGATGTAAACGGAAAGGCCTTTTCCTAGTACATAGTTTCCACCCTTTTTACGGGGTTTTGTTGTTAACTAAAGAAAGGATTAGATGAGACCAGTACTTCTGGCATAACAAGTTCTTGGGTAAGACTGCATGCAATTGCTAGAGAGTCTGCAAAGTCATCGTGAGCATAGGTCTCATCAGGGGCAGCGGCTGAAAAGTTAGGGCCCTTGAACTGAACTTCTAAGTCGGTCATTTGTTGGTAAAACCGCTTCCACATACGCAATCTACGAGTTTTTGCATGAGCGGGCCATGTAATAAGTTTGCGTTGAATGAGAGCCTGCAGATGCTTCCATCGCTTCGACTGTTCGGATTGGCTAGAGGTGAGGGCTACGACGCGAGAGCGGGGAAGTAGCAAGGTAAGGCGTTGGGCTACCGCGTCACCAACACCGTTGCCATCGACTCCAGCAACAAGGACATCGTAGTTAGATAAGAAGTTAACGATTTGGAAGTACTGCTCTTCCCAATCCGCTCCTTGTATTTCTAACCAGTTTAATACCTTATGTTCAAAGTAACCAAACTCATCAGGCCTATCCCAGTCAACCCACACAACCGTAACCACGGTTGAGTCCGTCTTACGCGCTGGGTCAATACCAACAACAACAGGAGTTTTGTGCCAGGACTTAACTAACTCTTGAGAAGTATCTCCGAGTTCATCCATAATGGCTGAGGTAACAAACATACCGCGTTCAAGAAGCCATTTACAGTTGTAGGACATTTGGAACTCGTCAGAGTCCTCACCAACAAGAAGCATCTGTTTGCGGATAGAGCGTTCGTAGTTAGGGTTGTATTTGATGACATCTTTCCAGTCCCATTGGAAATGGTTCTGTCGAGAATTGCGCCCAGTCTGTCTGCGCTTGTTTAACTGGATGGCTTTGTAGAAGTTGTTTTTGCTTGTTGTTGGTGTTCCAGTCTTTACCATCGTACCCGCGTAGTATGCAAGCATTGGAGA